AGTAATTGAGTTTGAAGAATCAATTGCATCTATGTTCGAAGGCATGGACTTATCAGAAGAATTCACATCAAAAGTAACTTTAGTGTTTGAAGCAGCAGTTAATGAAGCTGCCCAAGCAAAAAGTGCTATTGCAATTGCTGAAGCCACTGAAGCTCTAGAAGTAGAGATGAAAGAAGGCGTTGATACAGCAGTGGAAAAAATCGTTGAAAATCTTGATTCATATCTCGACTACGTAGTAGAAGAGTGGATGAAAGAGAACGAGCTTGCTATTGAAACCGGTGTTAAGGTGGAAATGGCTGAGTCATTAATGGCCGGACTTAAGGGCCTTTTCGAAGAGCACAACATCGAAGTCGATGAAGATACTGTTGACGTAGTTGTTGGTCTTGAAGAAGAAGTAGTAGAGCTTAAAGCTAATGCTAACGAAGTAATCAATGAAAACGTTGATCTTAAGAAGCAGATTGCGGCATTAAGCGCCGGTAGAGTTTTTGATGAAATGACTGAAGATCTAACGATCACTCAGCGTGAGAGACTAAAGGTTCTTTCTGAGAAACTCGACGTACAAGATATTGCGGAATACAAGACTGACCTCACTACTCTTAAGGAATCATTCTTTGCTTCCAAAAAGATCGTAGCGGAAGAAGTTGAGGAAGAGCAAGAAATCATTACTGAAGATACATCAGTTAGACAACCTGTCTCTGACTTCTCTTCAATTAATGCTCTTGTCGAGTCTCTAAATGCAAGACAACAATAACAAAACTTTTAAATTTATAAATAAAGTCAGATAGAACTTATTTAATCAAGGAGATAGACAATTATGGCACAGTCAAACTATCAAGCACTTGTTGAGAAGTGGGGCCCGATCCTCGAGCACGACAGCTTCGCACCAATTGCAGATCAACACAAGAAGTCGGTAACGGCAACTATTCTTGAAAACACAGAAAAAGCTCTTATGGAATCAGGCGATTTGTCTGCCAACATGAGTGGTCTTCTTTCAGAAGCACCAACTAACGCCGCTGGCACAGGTGGTTTTACTAGTGGCTCAACTGCTACTGGTCCAACTGCTGGTTACGATCCGGTACTAATCTCTTTAGTACGTCGTGCAATGCCTAACTTAATGGCATACGATCTTGCTGGTGTACAGCCAATGACAGGACCAACTGGTCTTATCTTTGCAATGCGCTCAAAGTATTCAACTCAAGCCTCTGTTAATGAAGCATTCTTCGGCGAAGCTGATACTGACTTCTCTGGTGCTGGCACACATGCTAATGCTCTAGACGGAGTTACTGCAACTACTACAGGTACTGGCATGGGAACAACTGAAGCTGAAGCACTTGGCGACGGTGGCGGTACTAACTTCGCAGAAATGGCCTTCTCAATTGAGAAAGTTACCGTATCTGCTAAGTCACGTGCTTTGAAAGCAGAATACACCACAGAGCTAGCACAGGATCTTAAAGCCGTACACGGTTTGGATGCTGAAACTGAATTGGCCAACATTCTACAGTCTGAGATCTTAGTTGAAATCAACCGTGAATTGGTCCGTACCATTTATACTTCAGCAGTAGCTGGTGCAGCTGCAACTGCAGTCCCAGGTACTTTTGATCTCGACGTTGATGCTAACGGTCGCTGGTCAGTAGAGAAGTTTAAAGGTCTTATGTTCCAGATCGAGCAAGAAGCTAACGCAATTGCTAAAGCTACTCGTCGCGGTAAGGGTAACATCGTTGTATGTTCATCTGACGTGGCTTCAGCCCTTCAAATGGCTGGTGTATTAGATTACACTCCTGCTCTTAACAGCAACTCACTTTCAGTAGATGATACTGGTAATACTTTCGCTGGTGTACTTAACGGTCGCTATAAAGTATATATCGATCCATACGCTGGTGGTAACTACTTGGTTGTAGGATATAAGGGTTCTTCATCTTTCGATGCTGGCCTATTCTATTGCCCATATGTTCCATTGCAAATGGTTCGTGCAGTTGGTGAGAATAGCTTCCAACCGAAAATCGGCTTCAAGACTCGTTACGGCATGGTTGCAAACCCATTCGCTCGTGGCGCGGCTGCTGCCAATGACGGTCAATTGGTTGCTAACACTAACGTGTACTACCGTAGAGTTAATATCAGCAACTTGTTCTAAACACGGACGTTGATATAATAATAAGAAGCTATTTTAATAGCCATTATTAAAGAGTAAGATTTGGGGATTCCTTTCGGGGAGTCCCTTTTTTTATGCCTGAAAAAAGTGTAAAAAAAGGGAGAGCAAAGCCCTCCCCTGTTTAATGCAACGCTACATACTAAGCGCCTTGATTGCCTAGCTTAAGTGGTTCCATTACAGCTTCTGCAAACTGCATAAACTCTTCACTCTTAGCAGCTTCTTGTGCCAAGTTAGATGCGTGATAGATACGAGCTAACTTATTAAAGTCTTTCTTTGGTACCATACAATCTTCGAGGATTTTCTCTGCAATTGATTTCATGTGATCTTTTTCAGCTTCAATACGTACCATTGAATTACTCATTTCTGACAATGCAGACTGAATTTGTTGACGGTGCTTCTCAGTGATTACTGTCGGTAGTGATTCGTCGCCATTCATAATACTCATACTATATTTCCTTTAGGTTGTTATTGCGTTATTGTTATAAGAGACCACTTTCTCTAAGTTTCGCACGAATTTTTGTCGCGCTGATATCATGTATGTTTTCACCGAGATCATGTTGGGTAAACGTATATCCAACCCCTCGGCCGTAGCTAATATCAACAATATTAGGTACACATACAATAATGTACTGGTAACCATTGTAAAAACCCTCTTTAGATAGCTCGGTTTCAATACTATTTACTACTTGAATTTCACCAAACGGATTATCCACTTGTTTTGCTGTGCGGCCTGCACCTGCATCACCATCAATATTATATACATCTCTAACCATGATACAGACCTGTCCAGTGACTTCTAAGGCCTTCTTAAAAAGAGCTGTATGTCCATCGTGCCAAGGCTGCCAACGCCCTAGCATCTGAGCTGTGGGCTTCTGATAATCAAACATATTGTCTTGATCCATGCTATTTACCTTTCGTTCAATCCTATTTTTATATGCTTATACCATACTCGCTCATGTGCGTAATATAGGATAAACTTGATTACTAAGTCTGCTGCAAACACTGCGCCAATTGCTTTAGGTGGTAACCCAAAATACCAAGCGATTAATACTGTGGTAATACTAGCTATTATACGCCATGTTACGGCTTTTGTCAAATGTCTTTTTTTACTTACTGATTCAGTCATTACGTTGCATCCAAACTGACACAACTTCCATCAACTTGGCGTGTGTATCGTTAAACCATTCTTGTACATGGTAGTCTACCTTTAAAGGCTTTTGGAACATCTTATTAGTGTCTTCAAAACGTCCTTCTTTAATAGTGTCCATCCATACAGTGAAATCGGCATCAAAGGATTGCCTTGTTTCTTCTGTAGGGCAGACAAAATCAGTAACAACTACCTTGCCAGCTAAGACTGCACCATCAGACAAATGCTTCATGCGTTGAGCTTGGCGGATACGACCTTCAGGAGTAAAATCCCAGTCATTGTAATGCTTGCGAACTTCGTCTGCATTAATGTGTATCGCACCTAGAAGATTAGCTAATGGTTTTGCCAAGGTAGTTTTTCCACTACCCGGCAATCCAAAGATCAAAATTTTCACTTAGACTTCTCCTTTGAAGTCTGCGATGTCTTAGTACGTTGAGTTTTATGCGTATACTGGATATCAGCAGGATCAGTTTTAGCAAACGGTTCTAGTACAGTAACCTTGTTACCTTTCGCAATCCATGCTGCTATTTCAGCATCAGAGGTATTTTCTTCTCGTGCCATAGTGTTTCCTTAAATTAGTGTTAAAAAAAGGTGGCCATTACAGCCACCAAAGAGGAGATTACGCGTCAGCCATCTCAAGCGCTACATCCAAAGCAGTTACCTTGCGCTTAGCATTGCTACCAAACCAAGCTGATGTCATACGAGTATCAGCTGTACGACCAAGTTTGTGGTCAGCCATGTATGTAACAGCATTGTAAGCATTCCACCAAGTGCCTGGAGCAAAGTGATCGCCAGGTTGATTCTCAACAATTTCCATTGCTTGTTCTGCAGTGCGAGATAGTAGCTTACCTTCACGTGAAGACTCACCAAAGATCTTACCAAAGAACTGCTCAAGCTTCTGTTGATCATAACGCTTAGAGCCAAGGAACTCTGCAGCTTCTTTGAATTTCTCTACTTTGTTGTGAGACAAGCCAAGAATTTCTTTTACTGCTGATGGATCAAAGACTGAACGGTGATTAACACGCACTGAAGGCTGGTTTTTCTCATTTAGAGCCACTGCCAAAGTGTTATTGCATACAACACGTTCCATTACGAACTTAATGTCGATTGCTTTACCATATTGATGTGGATTAGAGAATAACAAGTAACCTTTAACTTCATCGCCATTAAAGAGTGAGAAGCCGTCTTTTACGTCAGCCAATGCCCACACGATTTGTCCATCTTTGAGAGAACCAGCAGTGTCCATTTGCATATCACCTGCACTTACAAAATCTGTAAAGAAGTCGAATGCATCAGAGTTTTGAACTGGATTCCAATTTTCACCAACTTGGGTAAGAATTTTACTATCAGTTGAACGTACTAGCGCTTGTTGGCCAGTTTTAAAAGTATCACCTTTGTGGCGATATAGAGTATCGATCTTTTCAACGTTCCAGTCGAGACCGGCAGCTTGCATCATCTCGCGCGGAGTCATATCGTCTGATACTGGAGTACCAAGACCATGCCAAGGAAGACCTTTGCTTTTAGCGTAAGCCATTTGAGCAACGCCGTTAATCATTTCAAGTTCATGTGCCATTATATAGATCCTTTGGTTTAAGTGTTATTTGATTTGATATAGCTATTATACATCATTTAAGAACATATGTCAACAGCTAATTTCATTTAATTATACATTATTTGAAACATCTACAACTTTGTTAAAAGTCATAGGACCGTAAGTTTCTGCATATTCCCAAGTTTCACCATCAAAAAGATAAACGTAGTCTGTGCAAAATCCTGTATGCTGAGATACGAAAGCGTGTTTGTTGTCGAAACTTACCATCATATCACTGTTTACTGAACGTTCTCGTGAAACTTCATAATCACGTTCTAAAGCAGAAAGGTAACCACCTTCAGATACCTGTGCCGCAGTTTCTGGAGTGTTATAATGTTCTATTAGCATCTTACCAGTGTGGCTGACGTAGCCATCGTAATGAACATAAGAAGCGTGGATTTTGCCATCTTCTTTAATAATTCCTACCATTGCTGAAGTACCCATAATCGTTTCCTGTTATTTGATTTGATAAGACTATTATACATCATATAAGAACAAATGTCAACAGTTATTTTCATTTAATTACAAATAATTTATGCCTAAGTAGTTAGCTATCTTAGTCTTCAACCAAGTCTTCTTTGGTACTCTGAGGTGAATTCCTACGTCATCCACTCTAGTACTCTCTTCACCATTT